CCCACCTCCATGGGGTACCCCCCCCCTACCCCATGGACAACACCACTAAGAACTAAGGTATCGGCATGAACGGAATTACACCAAGGCAACAACGTGACATACATGATGCGTTAGAACAACGTACCAGCCCACTAGAAATGGTTGGGTGCATTGACAACTGGATTAGCGCAATGGAATTAGAGAAACTGACATTCAAGTCAGCATCCTCATTGCTTGATTACTTGGCATATCTGCCAGTAGAGCGCACACCTGCGCTAGCGCACATCCCTGAAGAAGTCACACGCATTATTGTGAACACTGCCAAAGGTAAATGCCATCTCTGTGATGAAGTAGTCCTTGCTGGTGCAGGGCACAAGGTCTTTCTAAAGGGTGCGTGGCGTACATTTCATGCCGTTGATAAGTGCTCTGCCGTAACTGTCGTACCTGACGTTACGTATTCTTCAGCGTTGCGTTCTGCACTTGATGAGTTCGTACAAACGTTAGACAAAGTGGTGCCACCGATTATCCCTGACGGAGGTTTATTTACTTTGTCAAATGCCAAGGATTTTGACCTTGATTTTGACCTACAACTACCTCTCCTTGGTTATCAGAAGTCAGCCATTGAGTTCGTTCGCCGTACACGCCGTACGTTGGTATGTCAGGACATGGGTCTTGGTAAAACGCCCATCGGCATTGCTGTAGCGCATATGGCTGTCAAGGAAGGTCACAAGGTGATGGTATCCGTACCACCAAACCTCGTGTACCAATGGAAAGCAGAACTAAAGAGGTTTGCTCCTTGGCTCAAGGTGTCATCCATCAAGGGTCGTAAGCCATACAAGTTGCCAAAATGTGACGTGCTGTTAGTGCCCGACTCCATCATTGAGGCTTGGCAGAATGTCCTTGCTGGCAAGTTCACCAGCCTTGTCGTTGATGAGGCTCACCGTTTCAAGACTGAGAACAGCAATCGCACTAAAGGCTTGTCCCGTATTGCTACACAGGTTCCCAAGGATGGTTACTGCGTGTTGCTGTCGGGAACCATCATTCCTAACCGTCCGTCTGAGTTTATTTCTCCGTTGAAGATTATCGGCAGGCTTGACCCAGTGTTCGGTACTAAGAGACAGTTCCTTACCCGTTACTGTGATTACAAGATGGTCAATGGGTTTCCTAACACCAGTGGAGCCTCTAACACATCAGAACTAAATGAGATACTGCGCTCCACCGTCTACACACGTACACGCAAGGTGGATGTACTGGAAGACCTTCCCCCCAAAAGACGTGCCCAGTTAGACGTTGAGTTGTCTGAGGCATCTATGAACAAGTATCGCAAGGCTGAGGAAGATTTCCTTGCTTGGGTGATGGAGAACTATGGCAATGATGCGTACATGGCAGCGAGCAAGGCTCCCGTCATTACAGAGATAAATAAACTTAGGCAGTTGCTTGGTGAAGCAAAGGTAGAGCCAGCATGTGCTCACATCCGTTCATTGCTGGAGGCAGGAGAGCAAGTCATTGCATTTGCGTACCACACCAATGTAATCAACGCCATCAAGGAGCACTTCAAGAACGATGGAGTTGTCGTAGTTGCTGGTGGCATGACTGCTGAAACAAAGAACAACGCTGTCAATAAGTTCACCAGTGGAGAGGCTCGGTTGTTCATTGGACAATACGATGCATCAAGCGTAGGACTCAACCTTCAAGTCGCCAGCCACGTGGTCATGGTTGAAATACCATGGTCGCCCAGCGTTGGTGCACAGGCAGAGGACAGGGCATGGCGCTATGGCGTCAAGAATGCCGTAGTCGCTTGGTGGCTGACAGCCATTGACACTGAGTCACCAACCATTGACGCTCGTATGTGGGCAATCTGCAATGCTAAACAAGAAACTATCTCTGCTTGCCTTGATGGTTGGGGAGAGGACATGAACGCTGAGGCAGGTAGTGTGACAGCCCTTCTACTTTCGGAGATGATGGGGTGACCCCCCCCCTACCCCATGCAGACACCACTCAACAAGTAAAGTAATAATAACAGGGGCAACGCCCCACAAACATAAGGAATATGAAATGAGCAAAGAGTCATCACGTACGCTAAATACAATGACACTAATCGGCAATGTAGCCAAGCGTGGATACAACGCATGGCATTATCGTGCAGAGTCCCAAGGCGATGAGCCAAACCACTATGACGGAGCAATCCCCATTGAAGATGTTGAGCGCCGCCTCTTCTTTTGGAACGCCGTTGAAACACCAATCTACATTGCACTCCATGACGCTGATGGAAACATCATTCGTTACGTTGAACAGACTGACCGTAAGGCAATCATGCGTGATGACAACAACCACGTAATGGGAGTCTTCAAGGAGAACTATGCCATCCACCAGTACCGTCACACACTGCTTGACAATGTCAGCAACATCATTGACGACAACCAGTTGGTCGTAGACTCTGCTGGATGCTTACGTGAAGGTGGCATCGCTTGGGTAGCAGTATCCATGCCTGACAACATTCAGACCACTGCTGGTTTCCCTGTACGTCCAATCTTGTTGGCAACCACCAGCCACAACGGAACCATTTCCACCACGTACAAGCAGGTGTACAACGCCCCAGTATGTGACAACACCTTGTTTGCAGGACTTGCTACAGATGGTGCACAGTTCAAGGCTCGCCATAGTAAGAACAGCAACATGCAACTCCAATCCATTCGTCAGGCATTGGACATCATGTTCACTATGACTGAAGACATCATTGCAGAGATTGAGCGTTTGTCTAACACCAGCGTAAATAGCAATGAGTGGGATGCCATTGTCAATCGCCTTGCACCTGTCGGTGAAGAAGGAACGGTTTGTCAGTCTGCTATCTCACGGATGCAGAACAAGCAAGACATTCTTCGCACCATGTACAACTCTGACCCAATGGTTGCACCATGGCAGGGAACAGCACTGGGAGTCGTGCAGGTCTTCAATACCTACCAGCACCACATTGCTGGTAACAACAAGACACGTTCAGAACGTAATGCCATGAACTCCATCAACGGAAGAATAGAGCAGGCTGATGCCCACGTAATGAGTGTGCTCAATGAACTGGTGTTGTTGTGACCCTTAGCAAGGGTGTGACCATAGCGGTAGGGGAAGGGGAGGCGGAAACCGCCGTCTCTTTCCCTAACCTTCGGCATGTCATGAGTACAGGGTGGAGGGAGTACGCCAACTGCGGGAAACTACCCAAGAACGTCTTTTTTGATTACAACTCAGTAGGACTCAAAAAGGGAGAGAAGAAAGAACGTATTAGTACAGCAATGAATGCCTGTAAGAATTGTACTGTTAGTAAGCAATGCTATGAGTTTGCTGTTCTCAACAATGAACCGCATGGTATTTGGGCAGGAACCTTTCCCTCCGATAGACGCAAACTCTTTGCAGAGTTCAAGAAGACAGGGAGTTTAGAACTTCTAACAGTTGTTTAGTACCAACCCCGATGTCCCTCTTCCATGAGGCTTCACGCAATGCGGAGCCTTCGGAGGAACGGATGTCGGGGTTTTTTAGTGCCCGTAAATGAGACAACCATTGCTTCGGTTTCTTTGCGGTACGACCAATGCCCCACTCCTCACAAAGTTTGTGATACGCAGGAAGGTCAGAACCGACCCAAGGGATACCAGAGGCAGAGTATTCAAGAAGTTTGATGTCAGACTTAGCGTGGTTGAATGGCATGTCGCTAAGTGGAGCCACACCCACTTCCATTCTTAGTAACTCTGGGTAACGCTCTGGGTCAAGCGCTGGGTAACGTTCTACAGACTCTTCAAGAACGCCCCACTTGCTTGCTACTGATGGTGCTCCTATGTGATATCCAGCATGCATCAAAAGTATCTCATTGTTGTCATACAGTGGTTTCATAATGCCAGAAAGTATCTCAAGGTCGTTACTTCGGTGATTTGTTGAACCTACCCAACCAACCACTGGAAGCGTGGTGTCGCTATGTTGAACGGGTGTAAATCGTGCCACGTCCACGGTGTTTTCAATAACCAAAATAGGACAACGTACAAAGGCAGAGATGCGTTCAGCCAAATAGTTGGTAGACACAGTTACAAGGTTGCTGGCACTAAGAACGCCTTTGTAGTGGTTGATGTTCTCATTAGGGTTAGTCTTTGGGTGTGAGGATGCATAAGCGCCATTGCTAGGGTGCAACCCCCAGTACCAGTCGTCAAGGTCGTTGATAATGACCTGTCCGTACGCCTGAGCCTCTTTTATGTGTGTAGCCAAAGTAGCATGCATAAGTCGTTGCATGTAAATAATGTCTACGTCTTGATAGTTGTGTTCACCAATACCATCACTAGTGTCAATGGAAAAGTGTGTACGGTTCCATACCAATGTGCCCATACAAACTTCAATGCCTTCATTGGCAATCTTGTCCATGTATTGACCAAGGCGAACCCAACCAGCGCCACCCCAATGGGTAACGCCATCTTGTGACCTACTCGCTGGTACTCGGTCTCCGCTTGCTATTCCCAGTTTCATTTTGTACTTCCAATTCTATTGCTCTGTTGGCTTTTTTTTGGCACTTGTGTATGGGTGGTGATACCAAAGTGATACCAGTGGAGATACTTACTCCACATGCTTTGCATGCATACTTTATTTCTTGTGACATGTCGTCATTGTAGTGGCATTTTCAGGTACTTGTCCAGCATGTCTGTTGCATGCACAGTTTGTTGGGTGTATTCAATACGTAATGGTTTACGTGTCTTCCAGTTCACACAGTCCCTGCCCCAGTTACTGGAGTCACGCCATCCAATAGCAGGGCGAAAGAATGGTCTGTTGTTCAACTTGTCATCAAGTGTCTTGAATACATTCTTGGTTTGGTATCCAAAGAATGCCAAACGATTAGCAACAATAATTTGTTCTTCTTTGGTTGCATTCTTAGGGGAGTGTGAGAACTCTCTACCTCCAAAGCCTTGCCACGCTGATTGCGCCATACCAAGTCCACCTGCATAGTAACCACCATCTTTCCAGTTGTGGTTAGTCTCACACCAAGACACTGCTTCCCAAAACTTAATGGAGCCAGCCTTTCCTGTTTTGAACTGTGCTCTTAGTTCGGGGTGCATCATGTTGGTTGACATACTGTGCACTTTAGGAACTGTGATTACAACTGTCGTTGTACTCGCCTCTGGCTCATCACCTCCTGTCGTTATGGCACCAAAGAAGGTGGTAGCGGAAAGGGTAATTGCTGTAATGAGGCGATAAATCATCTGTCTCCAATGTTTGTCCAATAATGCAAAGAACCCATACCAAGAGAGCACTAGGTGCTCGGGGGTAAAGCCTTGGTATGGGTCTCTAGTTACATTTTACACGCAATCAGGTTGAAAGCAAGTTGAAACGCAACATTTCTAAATCTTGAACAGGTTCACCATGCTTTGGAATGACGTTTATGTTGATTTTATTTGTGGGTTGATTATGCCCGTCAATACAATCAGAACAGCGACACCCTTGTCGGTATCTAATCCATGAACCATGCTGTTTTATTGCTGATGGCTTTGGATTAGTAGTAACAATAACTGTTCGCTCTTGTGGAGTGAGACCACCCCACATGCCCCATTTCTCGTCAATGCCTGCGTCTAAGCACTTATCCCATACAGGGCAACGATGGCACACCTCACGTCCAATAGCGTAATAGTTATCGGGAACGTCAGTATCTAATGGTGGATACCAGAAGTCGTTTCTACGTTTGCGGCAAGATGCCTCTTCCATCCACAGGTGTAATTGCATTACAAATCCATTTTGCCTTCTCTAGCAATTCTAAGAACCGCTTCAGTGCTGTCTTCAACAGCAACCAGTATTTGTTCATAACGTTTCTTGAGTGCTTCATAGTCTGCTTTGAGTTGTGCGTAATCTTCATTTGTTGTGTAGCCCATCGCACGTGCGTAGGCTTGTTTTGTTTCTTCAGTGTCCACTAGGTTTGTACATTTGTTCAGCACACTCCCAACCACATCCTGCGTATCCAGCAATGTCTAACCAATGGTCTTGCTTTTCAGGGGACTGTGCTAAACGAGATACCTTTACAAGCAACATCATGACAGCAACATCATGTGGGTCAAGAAATACTTCTCCACCAGTATTACGTGTAATAACAATACGGCGTAAGTAGGCTTCCCACATAGAGGCTGTAAGTGAGAAGTCGTCAATGGGGTCGCCATATTGAACGTTACGGTCTCCGTCAATTAGGTTAGAAGCATCTACCAACAGTTTTGCTCGTGAAGATGTAGTCATTAGTTTCGCCAAACCCCATCGTCTTTTGTTGGGTACGTCCAAATTGGTTCTGGTTTCTTATGAGGTTCTACTGGGTACCGTTCATGCAATTTTTTCATGTATGGAGATGGCTTTTCTTCTTTGTAGTACGTTGCTAATTTCTTAGACATAGAAGTCTTTTCAGTTTTCTTTACAAGGTTGTAACCACGTATGAGGGATACTAATTCAGACAAGTTATTTACACGTGTTGCGTCTTCTTTATGTGTGTTCCATGCACGAGTCATAAGAACAGGAATGATGTCATTCTTTTCTGCTTCATCGTAATACTGGACATGGTCGTCAATAATAAGTGCTTGACCTTTTGCAATCTTTGTGAGAAAGCCTTTTGTGGGGTTAAAGTGCAGACTGTCAGCAACCAAACCTTGTGCAGTCAGCCACTTAGCCGTTTGCTCCCATGCGGCTTGAGGACGTGCGGTGAGGACGTGGATTTTGATACCCATAGCACGTAGTTCATTCCATGCATCTGTTACCCCTGCGTAGGGTTTTTGAGAAGAGAACACTTCGTAGTTTGTAGCGGCGTCTTCTACCCATTCATGAAATGTGTGTTCATCCATGTCCCAGTCTTCATAGAAATGCCAACTTGTTGGCTCAGGAAGAAACAACTTTCCTTGACGTTCAGCACAATAACTTTTGAAAGCATTGACAAAGGGGTAAACAACCCCATCCATGTCCATGCCAATGTCGGTAATCATTTCACCCATTTTTGGTTCTCCATTGTCCATTCCACTGCTTTTGTCAGTGCCTCTTCAAGGCTGTACGGAGGTTTCCATCCAGCGTTCATAATTTTGCTGTTGTCCAGTGCGTAACGGTGGTCATGACCTGGGCGACTTGAGTGGTAATCAACGTTCTCATGATTAATGTTTTTAACACCAAGTGTTTTGGCAATTTCATATGTCATTTCTAGTACGTTGCGTTCTTCACCAGCCACGTGCCAACGATTTGGAAGTTGAGGAAAGACAGGGCTGGTTCCGTATACGTAAGGGGTTGTTTCACGCAAGAGCCAAAGCAAAGCATCAGCATGGTTACGAGCATGTAGCCAATGTCGTGATGAATACACAAACCCATGTTTTGCTTCCCGACCATGCAAAATAACTTTGTCTCCTGCAAGTAGTGCCTTCATGGTCTTAGGAACAAACTTCTCAATGTCTTGACGTTCCCCATACAAGTTCATAGTGTTAGTAATAGTCAGGGGGAGACCGTATGTGCGCCAGTAAGAGATAGCAACAGCCTCTTGCCCAACCTTGCTAGCCGCATATGGGTTAGATGGAAGCATGGGGTCAATCCACTCACGGTGTGCGTAACCTTCAGGGGCAGGACCATACACCTCATCAGTAGAAATCTGAATAAAGTGTTCTAGGTTGTCTTGGTGACGTGCCCACTCCACAAGGTTGGTGGTTGCCATGATGTTGTTCAAAATAAAAGGAACTGGATTGGTAATTGACCTATCCACATGCGACTCAGCCGCAAGGTGTAGAACATAATTTACATCAGGGGTGTTTGGAGGCATCGGGGAGCGTAGGTCATGCCACATAATGTGAACACGCTTGGGGTCATACCCATTGATGTCCGTTAAGCGGTCAACCCGTCCTGCATAGGTAAGGGAATCAACTATCGTGATTTCCCAATCGGTGTTGACGAGGAGGTGTTCAATAAGATGGTGACCTGCAAAACCACAACCGCCAGTTACTAGTACATGTTTAGACATGTACGGAGTCTATGTCCTTATTTGGGGACTTGTCAACTCTCTTCAGATAAATCAATTATGTCTGCGTAAAGGGCGTCGGTTTGTCCACTGTCAAATCCACCGTTGGGGAGTTGGCGAGCATGCTCCCCAGCCTTTTGTCCAAACAGTCGGGACAGTACGCCACTGGAGCCACTTGCTTCTACCTTGAGACTGACCATCTCTCGGTTGTCTGAGATGTTTCGCATCTTCTCTACAAGGGCAAACACTCTGTCCATTTCAGCCGACAGAGACGGGTCAAGACCTTGCCCTTCCATCTCTTCAGCAAACCTAGCGAACATCACACGACCCACTTGCATCTCTACAAGCGCCCTCATTGCGGCACTAAGTTGGTCTTTAGTCCGAATCTCAATCGGCAAAGAAAACGCACACTCAGTATTTTCTTGAAATGAGGGACAACGTGAGGATAAGTAGCAATTATTACACTGTCGTAAAGGGTTCGCATTGTACCTAAGCAGGGGGGTTATTTCAGGGGCAATTTCAATAGATTCCCCTTCTCTATCAAGGCTTTGCGACCCCATAGAGGTAATGTTCTCTACACCCATTACTGGTAGCAATACACGGTTACCCTCGTGCCGCTTCTCAGGCACGTTGGTAGCAATACTTGTACCCCTAGGAACCACGTTTCCTGCATCAGGGGTATTAGGGTTGGTAGCAATTATGTCCCCGTTTTTAGGGGTACCAAATTCTTGCTCATCATCGTCTTGCATGTGGTCATAGCCCCCAAATGTTTTAGTTTCCCATTGCTTCCAAGACTCAATAGCAAGCGAACCAACGGCAGACACTTCGTCTTCCATGACTGCGTCAATGTCAATACCAAGGCGAATAATATCGGCACGATGTTTCTTACGAGCAGAGTCTTTTTGTTGTGCTGGGTACCTGCGTAGCCCATGCCCATCCCACACCTGTGTCTCGCCATAGCGGATGACAGACGTCCATGAGACCACCACAACGGAGTCCCAAGCAATGCTTTCAATCAAGTCAGGCTTAGATGTGAGACCAATGAGGTGGGTGCCCCATCGGGTTGACAACTGCTTGATTCGGTTTAGGTTCTTACCGTTAATAGCCTTGTCAGAGATAGCAACCTTGCCATGTCGCTGGCACAACCATGCCAACCTCTCAAGGTCTTCGGGGTCATTCCAGATAGGAACGTACTTTTCTCCAAGCCATGCACCATCGTACTGGGGCTGTCCAATGACAATACTGAGGTTGTCAGCATGCTGACGAATAAAAGTATCGTACTTAGCGATGTCTTCGTCTGTCTCAGAAACATAAAGAAGAACCTCTCCACCATTGAACATGGTGCCAAGGTCTTGTTCTTTTTTCTTTGGGACAGGGAGATGAGTCAGATTGATACCAAAACGAGTTACCCCTGCGGATAACAGCATGTTTCGGTAAGAGCCTTTCTCAGCACCACCAAAGTATATTTTCATTCCCAGCCAACTCTGCGCCACACCGAAGGGGAGTGGTTCTGCTCTACAAGTAGGCGTTCAAGGTCATCGGCGTATAGGCGAACCATGGAGAAACAAGGCATCTCACCATTCTCTTCGCACCATGCGTCTTCATCTTCTGTGCTTGGGTATCCATCGTGTTCTACACATATAGGTGGACCACAGAAACTCTTATCCATCCCAATTTGATACCATTCTTCAAACGTCATGTCACTCAATGTCGCCCCAACTTCTTTCTTTTTTAGCCATTTCTTGCTTATTGATTTCTTCTACAAGCGTATCCCAACCTTTGATTTCCCGACCTTTATCCCATTCAGGACGAATGGTATGTGGAATGGTCATTAAAAGTGTAGGTATGCCGTAGCGAGCCACTTTAGCAATAGATTCAGGGTTGGTGTCAATGAACCAATGAGGTTTTCCAAATACTGACGCAAGAGCCATGACTCGGTCATACACAACTTCAGAACTCTTCTCGCTAGAAATATCTACAGAAGTTGCTTTAAACCCTTCACGCTTTAACCATTCTTTAAGAATTTCTTCACCGTTAATACCATCCCGAGGGATGCCATCTGCAATAACCACAATGCGCCCATGGTAATGAGGAAATAAAGCACTCCACAAACGACGTGTTTCAGGACGGGGTTGTCTTGCGCCCAATGACTCTGCTGGGCTAGCAAGAGTATCAAAGGTAATAAAAATCATTGGTCGTAAAGCCCCATAGCCTTACGTTCAATGTGTGCAACGTGTGCACCAGCAGGGCAATACATGCAGAGATACTGGCGCTTCTCTGGCGGAACACCAATCTTGCGACCAATAGTTTTAGCCTCAATGCACCAATCAGGGCAACCATCACTAGGGCGATTGTGCTGGTTAAAACATTTCAGGGCTTCAACCTTTAAGTCATCACGGTAATCTTTGATGTACACGTCATGGTCAGACAACTCTTTTGTAAGTGCTGACTCCATATCCAATTTACTAGCCGTCTCTGGGTCTGTTCGGTAGATGGTTGCACGACATTTATCTGAGTCAGGGAACTGAGCATTGTGACGATTGCACAACTCAATAAGTTCTTGGTCATACTCAGGTGGTCCATCATAAGGACGCATCTTGTACATAACACCATGATGTTTGCAAACGAGGATACGGTCAAAACCTGTTTCAGCCATTTTATACTCCTTGGTAGGCTCTCAGCCTACAGGACAATTAAGTAGGTTGTCTAGTACCCTCGTGGTGGGTCATCAGGGTGGTCAAACAAATAAGAATTCCTGCCATCATCATTGCCCCATTCTTCTCGTGGGCTTGTCACATTCCAGGCACGTTGGTACCTTTCTTCAGCAATACCATCTACAATACCGTGACGATTTTTAACAACATCTGAAATCAATGGTGTTGCGTTAGAACCACCACGACCTCTTCCCACACCAGCACGGTGTGAATCAATCAAATTTTGAGCAGTTTCTTCACGGTATTCTTCTGGAATAGCGCCACCTAAAAATTTAGGGTCATAACCCATTTTGTACGCAAGCATTTGAGAAATGCGTGGCGTTGCTTTATGGTTGTCACCGATACGGCGTCCTTTGTGGTCTGTTCCCATCAGTTGCTCCTATCGCAAGTGTGTTTCATAGTTCGGAAAGTCTGGTGACGTCTGAACATTATATTGAATTTGCAACTGTTCCTTACGAATTGTTGCTGAGGTTGGGTCAACTTCTCCACCACGACTTGGGGTGAGAGATTTGAATTTTCCGTCGCCTGCGCCACGGATGAGGTCCATATTCATGGAACGGGAATCATTAACTGCCATACTATAATCCTATCATTTATTATACTTTGATAATGGGACCCATTGGTCTCCGACTTTTACGTGGCGTTCATTGACGCCTTGTGGATTTGGTCTTACGTCCATCTCCATGGGTGCTTTTGGAGCCTCTTTAGGAGACTCCTCTACGCTTTTGGGTCTTTCTTAGGAGCCGCCGCTTTCTTTGCAGGTTCCTTCTTTGCAGGAGTTTCTTTAGCAGGTGCTGGTGTTTCTTTAACAGCAGCATCTACTTTTTTAGTGGCTGCTTTTTTAACTGCTTCTTTTTTAGCAACAGGCTTTGCGGCTGGTGCTGTCTTTGCGGCTGGAGCCGCCGCTGGTGCAGGAGTTGCTTTAGCAGGTGCAGGTGCTGGAGCGGCTGGTTGAACTTGTGGTGGTCCTGCTGTAGCAGGTCCTGTTACTTGTGCTTGAGGACCTGCTGGAGTTGGTCCAGGAGCAGCAGTTGGTCTAGGTGAAGGTGCCTGTGTACGTGGCGCAGGCGCTGGAGCGGCTGGCGTAGCAGGTGCTCCACTCTTTTTAGGAGTTGCTGGTGCTGGCGTACCGCCACCTGCTGGAGGTGGAGGAGTAGTTGGTGTGGCACCACCTGCTGGAGGTGCGGCAGGGGGCGCTGGAGGAGGATTAGTCGTATTTGTAGTTGTGGTTTTTGTACTACTATCATCCGACTGGGACGCAGAAAGGTCTTTACCTTTTTGAGAAATTGTTCTATTACCAGAATTAACACTTACGTCTCCAGTTGGTGCTGGTGCTTTCGGGTTTTTTGTAGCAAATGAAGGTGCTCCAAAATCAACGCTGATTTGGTCACCTACTGTGGCGGTGTTCTGCCCACCTGCGCCACCTGGTGCTGCTCCACTGTTTCCACCTTTGCCACCAGCGCCACCAGCGCCACCAGCGCCACCAGCGGCTTTGCTGTTTGCACGGCGAGTACGTGCGGCTTGAGCGCCTGGGGTGTCAGATACTTGACCAGCAACACGCCCACCTGTACGAGCACGTTTTGGAGCGGCTGGAGCGGCTGCTCCACCTCCTGCTCCACCTGCACCACCAGGAGCGGCTCCACCGTTTCCTGTACGACCACCAGCGCCACCACTGGCGTCTTGGGTAACAGAGTTTCCACCAGTTTGGATAACACTTGATTGGACACGCTTGTCTTGTTGAGCACCTGCACCAAGCACATCGCCAAAGTTATTGTTACTAAAATCATCGTTACCCATGCTGTAGGAACGGTAAGTATTTCCAACATTTTGTTGTTGAACGGTAGAACCACGGCGAAGTGCACGACTGCCTGCTGGCTGTGTAATGGATTGCTGTGCGTTTCCACCAGAACCACCCCATGCTTGAGACATAGAACTGGTGCTTCCACCTGTAGGCATGGTGCCTGAACGACCTGAACTATTGCCTGCACCATAATTTGTCTGTGCAGGGATACCGTAGTTTGGTGTTGCACCTGTGTTTGGTCCTTGGCGTGGTCCCATAGAGCCAACTGGTCCAGCAGTAGGTGCGGCACCTGTTGGTGCTTGTGTTCCTAATCCTGTTTGGAAGCCAAACGTACGTTGACGAGCACCTTGTTGTTGTTGAGCATCAAACGTTTGTTGTGCTTGGTCTTGGCGGTAATCATTTACTGGCATTATGTTGATAATCCTTGCATTGAATAGCGGCTAGAACCTGTGAAGTCATCTGCGATAAAGCCGTTACGGAACATTACTGGTGCGCCTGAGACCCAAGAACGATAAGTCGGCGCAAACCTATCGGTGTTTAGAACGTCCATAATTCCCATCTCTTGCTTAGAAAAACCTAATCTTTCAGGCATGAGTTGCTGTGGCACGATAGGACGAATTGCTCTGATGGTCTCAGGGTCAGAAATGGCGCTTTGCAACGACATATCTATGAGCATTTCCTGTCGGGATTGCCAAGGCTTATAGGGGACTTGGGGCATTACTTATCGGTTCCTGAGTCTTCTGTACCACAGTCATGGCAACGACCTGACATACCAACAGGTTGTTCTGTATTACAACCTACGCAAGTACCATAGGAGGACCCTGGACCCTTACCTGGACTAAATCTACGTGCAATGTGAGCACGTGAAACTTTGCGACCTTCATGGTGCGCTTTGTCTTCGGCGGATGCACCGTCGTCACGTGGTCCACCCATTAGAATGAATCATCCTCGGCGTAACCTTGGCGGTTCTTTACGGCTTTACCAATGTAACTACCCGTTCCACCTTCAGTACGAACTGCACGGTTAACTTCATGTGGGTAATTAATGCTGGCGGCTGTATCGCTCCATGCATCATCTCGCCCGTGGTCATATGCACCTGGTCCCACACGGTCCATAACCTCATTGTATTCTTTGTCACCAACGTATGGACGAAGACCTGTTTGTACTGGACCTGTTTCAATTGGACCACGTCCACTAAGGGGGGAACCTTGGCGATGTGCTCTAATTACATTAGATGCAAGCCCTGCTGATTCATAAAGGCTAATGTTAGTATCACGTTGAATTTGTTTAGCAATTGCTTGCTGTACACGTGGTGTTGAGCGGTGGTTGCCCCCAACAGGGCGACCTCTGTGGTCAGTAGTCATTAGTAGTGTCCTTTCTTCAGACGCTCTTCTTTAAGTGTTTGTTCTTCCTCAATGTCCTCGGGGTCCCAAGGGTCTAGCACTTCGTCTAGGTCTGGACGAGGCATACCACTTGCTGGTGCATCATCGTTAAATTGAGAAAAATAAGTAGTTTTATCTAAACTACGTCCTTTGGATTTGTCCTCTGCGAACGTTCCATCGTCTCTGTGCCCACCCATTAGTAACTCATACCCGTTTCTTTTTCCCACTTTTTACGTTCTAACTTTTCGTCTACTTCTTCAGGCTCTTCCCAGTTAGTAAATCTAACTTTTCCTCTTCCGCCAGTTGAACGACCTTCGTTTGCGGCAAATACCATTCGCACTTGTTCTGCGTCATCGCTATCACCCGAAAAAACACGGTAACCCTCAGCACGTTCTCCCCACTCTTCAGTGTTTGGACGGCGAACCATGTCACGAGGTCCTACGGTTTCGTCATAGGTTTCAGCATCAGATGCATCAACATTGGTGTCATTACCATCGTTAAGGGTCTCAATGAGGGAACGACCATGTCGGCGGTCTCCACCATGTGATGAGCGTCTTACTTTATAAGCCATCAGTTATCTCCAAGCAGGCATAAGGCTCTTAAAATAAGAGCGTCGTTGTGGGTTCATTTCAACTGGTGCTACATCTGGGGAAGGGATTCCCCGTGGTCCGACTTTTCCATCGTTTGTTAACCGAACAGGTTCTGCACCTGGTGGTGCAAACTTCTTCCCTTGCGATTGTAATACAAGCGCAGTCATGGGGTTAAACTCAGCAGGCCATACATAATCGCCAGAATTAATGCGTTCGCCTTTGTGTACGCCTCGGCTGTACTGCCGAGCGTTCATGCGACTAAGTGTTCCTAGAACTTTATCTTGACGGCGGTTGGAAGACATTGTTCCAAGGTAACCGTCTGGGTGCAAAGTATCTGGTTGCGAACGGTAACCAGCCAGTGCTTCATCTTTACCACTGCGGAATACAGGGGCAGGTCCATACAAGTTGTTAGGGACAGCACCTGGAGCCTCAGATGGGTTACTCCATGAAGTAAACGTATTCTGTTGCGCCATTACTGAAGCCCTCCAGAAGATGGTCCACCAAGAATGCCGCCTTGACCGCCACCCATCATCCCTACGGGGCGTGGGCGTGACAGTGCCTTACGATACTTACTAGCCGTTGGACGGCGAGAAGGCTTGCGGCGACCAGTCATTAGTACCTACTTTACGATGGGTTTAAATGAAATTGCGGAGATAGTCTCTCCACCCTCTCCCTTGATGTCATCAAAACCGATGACAAATGAGAGGTCAACTCCTCGTGGTGCTACGAAGCCACGTGCAATGGCACAGGCTTTTGCGGCTTGATTGACAGCCGAAGCGCCAATTGCTCGCATTTTTGGTAATTGCCCTGCATTAATGGCACGAGCCATAATAGAGCCAACGGATTGTGGGTTGCTAGAACCAGACACTTTGAGAATATCATCAATGGTGGTGTTCAAATCTTGCGACATAAGGTACTCCTGAAAAAAAGGTTGTACCTTTAGTTAACAATACCCAGCCTCTGTTAGCAGGTCAGTGAGGTCTTCCAACCTCATCACAACATAAGATTCACCTAACGCTTTTTCCCCTTTACCAGGGCGTTTAACAACCAATGCAGGAACAGCCCCACCAAGTCGGGAGGCTTGTTCTACCGTGTCATTTAGCCATTGGCTAAGTTGAAACTGACGCTGATTTTTACACTGCACCGCCACTTTGCGAAGAGTATCCCTACGGGCAATTCCGTTAACATCTCCTGTGTCATTACCACCTGATAGTGCAGGTCGGTGGGCATGTATAAACCCTTTGTCAATTAAATAGTCTCTTACAAGTACCTCAAAGGATGTTCCTTTGGCTTTGGCTTTATTTGCCACGGTACATCTCCCTTTGCCAAAGGATGATGACCAACATTGCCCCTACAAGGAATCCTGCAACAAAGTTACCCACGGGCTAACTCTCTTGATAGGCGCTCAACCTCAGTATACAACTCGTGTACTTTTATTTTAAGAGCGTCACGTTCTGCTTGGACTTTGGCAAAATCATGCTCAACAAACTCAATAGCAGGTTCATTAAGCCACGAATAGTCATCCTGTTGTTGTTTTTTCTTTACCATTACTCGTCCTTAAACATTTGTCCAGTAAATACACCGCAGACAAAAACCGCAGTAACCATTATTACGAGTGTAAAAAACTCAGCCATAGAACGACCTCACCTTTTCTTTTAATTGTTCGTTTTCTTTTTCTAATTCTTTACAACGTTCAATCCAAAACTTAATGACTCTACGTTGTTCTAGTACTTGGTCACCTACGGGGAGGTCAGGCATGTGTGTCATCTGAACTCACCTGAGTAAGATTGTGCAGTCATTCTAAGATACTCATAACCATTTGGGGTTATCTTCCACGTGTCCCCGTAGCGCTCTAAGAAGTTGTAACTAACTAAACGTTCCAAAGAGCGTCCAGCAACATATGGTTTTTTATACTTATACCCCATAACAAACATCAACTCAGGAATTGTAAAAGAACGTTTTCTACGCATAGCCGCAAAGCGGAGAGCAAGATAAGAAGGTCCACGGTATGGCATTACTTCGGTAATCATGCTGTGTACCGCCCTTGGCGACGTTCACTAGGTGCCATAGAGATGCGTCGGCTTAACTCACGGCTGATAACTTGTGCGCCACGCTCACATCGTTCAAACACAGACTCCGTCAACTTACGGAAGGCTCGTGCTTCTAGGTACTCATCTGTTGCACTCATTACTTCAGGGTCCACGTCACGGCGAGCCTTGGCAAGCGTAACGGTGTCTCCTTTAGCGCCTTCTCCCCACTGATTGATAAGAGTCGTTGCTTCATAAAACTTTTGATTAGTAGCAGTACGTTCTTCTATAATCTCAGATTGAACAAGTTCAGACTTAGCATAGGAACCCCAAGAAATAAACTTGGTATACAGTTCCATCAGTTCTGGGTCAGGTAACTCGTCAAGATACCCAGGAAGTTCAGGGAAATCTCCGTGAGGTTTGTCAGCCAATGGGAACTTCTTGAGAAATTCTCCCATGATTGGCTTAGGTGGTGCCAGTGATGGCTTATTCATTGTTGTCTTCTTTCCAGCATACTTTTTTGTATGGGCAGTTTTTGCATGTTTTACTTGTTGAGTCCTCTACCCATGTTGGTCGCATAGGTGGGACACCTGACTCTAATCCTCTTATTACATTTTTGCAACCTGAAAGAATGTCTTCAATGAGTTCTGGTTGAAACTTTACTGAGAACTCTTTTACTTCTTGTGTGGCTTTCCATTCATACAAAAACACAGCATCGTGAATGCCTAAGCAATACATGTATAGGTTTACTTGGCGAAGGTGAGTATTGAACGGTTTGCGAACCTTCTTCCACATATCATCAGGACTGTTAGCACTTTGATACAGTTCAAAGTCTTCCATGCGGATGGTCCCAGCGCCAACACTTTTAATCTCAAGGATGGCTTTACCTTTGGCGTCATTGATAATGCCATCAGCATGTCCCATCAATCTGAACTCCTCATCAAGGATGGGTACCTCAACTGCTTCTAGTACACCTGCGTCTGTCAACCACTTTTGCCATTTGGCATGAATGGCATGACCTTCAGCAAATATGTTTAAAGTTTGGAATGACAAAGCACGGTCAGCCTTCTCATACCCTTTAATGGTGTACCAAGATGAACGGTTGCACCAATCACGCTTACAAATCTCTGAAGGATGTAAATGAAGGGTGTCTCTAGTGCTCTCTAGTTGCTCACGCATGAGTTGTTCTTCAGCAATAGGTATCAGGCGATACTTTGAAGTCAAAGATTGTTTGTAATTTTTAAGGTGCCAAGGCGTTTTGTCAGACATTTTTCATTTTTCTATAACTGTTGAGAGCATTTTCCCAAGCGTCGGGGGGAATCTTATCTTCAGTCATTACAAAATACAATAAATCAGCCATAGATTCCCATTTATTTCTTCTTGCTGGGTAGTCAATACGATGCTTTTCATCGTACTTAGTTCTAAAGCAAGCATGCACATACGGTTTTTGATTGTTACGTTTAACCTTGATATTAAAAACATCTAAAGAGTTATGAAGAGAATTAAGTGCACCAGATAAAGTTCCATGATGCTTCTTGATGTCATAGGCGTCACGCAATTCCACGTGCAGTTCTTGACAAGTAAGTCCATCTTCTTTTGTAAACAATAATTCTAATATTTTTGTATGTAAATCAACTTTTGTCATCATCTGTTATCGCCAAAAAATCGTCTTCAACAAGAACCACGTAATTACGACCATTGAGGTCAAACTGCAATACAGGTATACGGTCTTCAATAATCGCACGTTCTC